AAGGTAATACGAGGGTCTAGGGTCTCTGAAGAACTGGTGAAGTCTGCACTAAAACTAGCAGTAGGGAATGTAGGAATAAAACCAACAGCATCTACTTCCCATGCGTCTGTGGCATTCAGATCTAAATAGACAGGAATATAGTCTTTCCATTCTTGTAAACCATAAGTAGACCCGATGTCCTTAATTAGGATAACACCGTCATTGTCGTAACTATTCTCTTTAACTGTATACTCTGAACTAGAACGAACAGGAATATAATCTTTCCAGCGTTGTAATCCATCTACAGACGAAAGAAAGTAAACAGACATCTGCTGCTTACCGTTAGCTGTTAGGTACGTCGAAGGAAAGGTACGAGGAATCATTTGAACTCCATGTTTGTTTTCTTAAGAGACTCTTAGAATCTACTAAGAAAACCCTCCTTGAGAGAGGGAACCTTACGGTTTATTTAGAAGCCAGGACGTGCTACCACAACCTTAATAGTTGTAGAAGCAGGGTTTGTCTGTGTGCCGGACTCATTCTGAACACGGATACTGACTACATTTGCCGCAGACACAAAGCCTGTAGCAGTGAAACCAGCAAGCGTTACACCAAACGAAATACCAAGAACCATGTCACCAAGAGCTACACCAGGAACTGCAATAGTGTTGGTTTCCCCAGCACCATCAGCAAGATCACCAATGTCCATAGTGGCACGAACTTCAAAGATCCGATCAAACACTGCTTGAAACTGTTCACGACCGTCCTTAACTACTGTTACCGCTGTTGCATTTGCCATTATAATCTCCTTTAGATTAGAACCTCCCCGAAGGGAGGCTATTTAGTTGATTATTAGGCAGGCACAGCCAGAGCGACCATCGAAGTATCACGCAGTTCACCAACACCGTACAGCGTGTCAGCGGTCAACAGCGTAGACAGATACTCTTGCTTGTACTGGGTCTGAACACGGATACCCAACTGCTCAACCAGAACAGCTGCCTCTGGGTGGAACAGGAGAGCGATACGAGTAGTAGCCGTAGTAGCTGTATCAGCGTTCGTGCTAACAAACACTTTAACGCCATACACGTCACCGATCTGACCGTTACGGATGGTGTTGTTACCGCTAGCGTCACCAACGAAAGCCTGCTCAGTAAAGCGAGCCAGACCCATCATCGTGTTACGGGTTGCGGGAGGAATGATGAAGTAACGCTGGTCCATAGGAACATCAGCATCGTCAAGACGCTGAATTGCACGACGGAAGCCTTCATCCGTCAGAGCAGTACCTACGTTAGTAGTATCAACATACGCTGTAGTTCCGTTACCGCCTAAGAACGCACCGCTATAAGCAGCTGGGCCGCCACCACCTTGAGCACCACGACCGAGTTTAATCAGTGCGGTATCAATGTTGGTAGACAGAGCATAGCCTGCGTCATCGGTGTAGAACCGACGCATAGACGAAGAAGCCTGAACTTCAGCCAGGTCCTCAATCAGACGCGAATACTCAAAGTGCTGGTCGATGTTAACACCGATAGCAGTACCTGAAGCGCCTTGAAGCGTGACCAGTGTCTCAACTGCTTTAGCAGCGGCTACACCACGGGCAGGAGCGGGGAAATAAACTTTATCACCCTTCTTGCCTTTGAAGTTCATCTTCTTGAACAGATTTGCTGCTACCAGGCTTTTCTTGTAAGCAGCCACGATCTCGTCAGTCCATACTTCAGGTACAAAACCCTGTGTATCTACTGCTGCTTTCGTTACTGCGTCGCCTGTACCCCATTTAGTTGCGTTAAGTGCCATTTTTAAATCTCCTTAATATTGTGATTAACGTACCCTTCCGTCACGATATGCCTGCATAATTTCTGGTTGCAAAGCCTCATAACGCTCTGGGTCTTCCAAGTTTAAACGGATTAGATCAATCCGACGATAGATCTTTGAAGTAGGTCCTGAACCTGCTGTACTGCCAACATCTACTGTTGCTGCCTTAACCGCTGACCTCTGTGCCTTAGTTACTTCTTGTAAGGACTCTGTTGGTTCAGTTACGGGAGCTGCTTTAGTAGGTTTTACATATTTCCAATTACTGAGTAACTCTGAGGCAGAATCATAATCAAAAGCATTGTGAGCCGCTGTGTAAAGGTTTACACGAACTGGTGATGCTTTAACCCATTCTGCAAAGTCAGGGTCATTAACAGTCTGTTGAAAATCTGGAAACTCTTGTTGCAGTCGGTTGATTGTCTGCATCTGTTTCATCTCTAAGGCTTGTTGCTTTGCCTGTTGAATAGCAGGGTGCGAGTCAATCTTCTTGTTTACAGCTTTATCTGGATCTTCAAAAAAGTCGATTTCATCTTCTACTGCGGCGGGTTCTTTTTTAGTATTGAGTTCCCTTTTGATAAGTTCATCCGCTAATCGCCGTACTTCGCCAACTTCTTGAGCCTGCCTACCAATGAGTTTCTCAGCTTCAATGTGCATCTGAGCAATCTCTTTAGCAGACTTGCCCCTGTACTTGGCAGGAACATCATCTTCCTCTTGTACTTGTTCTTGAGGTTGCTCTTGTCGAGTCTCTTGAACTTGGCTGATTTCTTCGTCTGTACTATCTTCAATCGGATCAATAATTGCCACAATACCCTCCTGTCCAAATCTGGATTCTAGGAAATTTAAAAATGTTACCTGGAATTAGCGGGATTATACTCGCTGTTCTTGTAGGCAACTCTGTTAGCTTCCTCGTGTTTTCTAGCCCAAGCATCGGCGGCTGAAGGAAACGCACCAGTGATGCCCTCCAACCGAATCCTCGGGGTAGAAATGATACGAGAAGCCTCGTTGTGACAATGTGGGCACTCGACTGACATAACCACATCATCAACATACTTATCAGTAACGTGATCTTTCACGCACTTAAATTCAAATATTCTTTTAGGCATTGGTCAACTCATCGTATGCTTGCTCTGAGGCGTTCTTGATGTTTATCACCCAGTTAAGGATGTCCACCTGACCTTTAGCAAACCACAACTCTTCAGCGGTCTTAAGGTTCTCAATCGTGAGTGTGTCCTTAATCGCCTGAGCATCCTCTATAAACTGTTCCCAGCCCTTAGAGGACATAGTCCCAAACCTGTTGCTGTAATACTCTTCTAATTCTCTAGCAAGCGTCATAGTTTCTCCTGTATAGGACTATGTTGTTTATTTACAACATTGTACTTAGTATACACTAAAACCGCTTTACTTAAAAGTATTCATATAATGCAAATATTACTTGACAAACTGCTTGACTTCTGGTATCATTATGTTCTACTTGGAGGAAATATGCCCTATAAGACTAAACTTACCCCTGAAGAACTTAACTATGTACTAGAACAAGGCAAAGAAGGAGCCGGATATTCTGCTATTGCCCAAGCCCTAAACTACAAAATCAGTAAACAACGGGTTAAACAGATCTGTGATAAACACAAAATTGATGTTTTTGGCATCAAACAAGATAAACGACAAGAAATCCTGGAAGAAAAGATGACTAATAAGTGGGGTAAAGAATGGCACAACCCCTCTACCCGTAGGTCCTACCTATACCAGGCTATGAGGGCTAAGTTTAGAACAAAGAGGGCTAACTCTGTACGAAACGGTATTGAGTTTACTATTGATTTTGGAGACTTAACCTTTCCTACTCACTGCCCAGTTTTTGGTCTAGAACTTGACTACTTTACAGAACAAGGTTGGGCAGATAATGCACCTTCTTTTGACCGTGTTGACTCCACTAAAGGTTACACCAAAGGCAATGTAGTAATTATTTCAATGAGAGCCAACAGGATCAAGAACAACGGTACTGCTGAAGAACATGAAAAGATTGCTGCTTTTATAAGACAACACTTAACTTGACTGTTGTTTTACCTGCATCTGTCGTTCTACGATGTTTTCCTTAGAGGTAATCTCACGATCCTTTAGGGCGATGCTGGCTACCTTAAGCCTGCGCTCAAAGTCGTCAGTGGTCTCTTCTCGTAGGTTTGTAGAGGCAGCAGTAACTAGCTTCATCCTCATTTCTTCAGGAAGCATCTGCGTCTCTACAACAGCCTTCTGAGCCTTGGCTTGAGCCTCTATAGCCCTAGCCTGTGCCTCCTGCGCCTCAGCCTCTAACTTAGCGATCTGAGCCTGCATCAAGGCTGCCTGCATCTGTTGCTGCATCTGGGCTGCTTCTTGTGCCGCAGGGTCTGGCTGGCTCATTTGCTGCAACTGGGTAACCAATTCTTCCTTGTTTGATAGACTTGAGCCTTTGATAATACCTGTAAG